TAAGTAATCTATGAATATTATATCAGGTCTGAACGATTTCTTCAAGGCAAGTTCATTTAACAATGCTTTAAAGTGTCCTGAATGGGCGGATGCTGTCGGATATTCTTTAATTATTAATGTCCCCTGTGTCTTCTCAGCAAGGTTTGTTACCTTACTAGTATACATTGGTTTAGGAAGGTCAGTTATATCCTGTATTGGGACATTAAGTAAATTAGCATCGATCCTCTCCGCAATCTTTTCCTCTGCCATTTCGAGAGTGATGTAGAGGACGTTCTTTCCCTGGAGGAGAGCTGAGCTTGCCACATGACACATGAATAAAGATTTTCCAACACCTGTGCCAGCGAGAGCAATGTTGAGAGTTTTATTCGGTAAACCCCCTTTCGTAACTTTGTTGAAGAATTCAAGATCAAATTCGATACGGTCTTCCTTACGGTGATACGACTCATACCTTTCTTCATAGTCTTGTAAGTAGTCATGTCCTATATGAGTATCAAAAGAAACAGCTAGAGCATCAGATAGAATATTAGGAATTGCATCCCTATCTTTAGTTTCATCCTTTCCATCCGCGAGTTGAATAGACTCCATCAATGCTAAGTATATAGCACGATCTCTACACCATTTCTCTGTAGTATTAACTAACCAATTAAACTCCGTTGGATCGTTCTCTAGATTACTAATTAACTGGGTAATTTCCTTGAAAGAAGTATCATTAATATCTTGACGCTTCTCTGTCTCAATGCATAAAACTTCCTTTGTAACAGGTTTATTATATTCCTGTACAAATTTACTTATCTCTTCAAAAACAACCTTCTCATTATAATTCTCAAAGTATTCCCCCTTAATAAAAGGAAGTACCTTACGAACATACTCTTCATTATGAATAAGGTTTCTGAGAATAAGAAATTCAACTTTATCCATCATCGATAATTAAAGTTAACAACGATTCTTGTATTCTCATCCGTACAAGAGACTCCTGCATGTTGTACATGTCCCGGAAAAATCACCAAACGATTAGCAACACTCTTTACTTTACCATACCCTTTAATTTTTGTATATCCATTACATGTATTGATATATAAAATTGCAGTCTTTTGTCCTATAGGTCCATTAGTTAAATCAACATGATAATCACTGCTTCTATGAAAAAAAGTTTTAGGTCTTAAATTTGCTTTGACCTTAATTAAATCTTTTACTCCCAATTGAGGTAAAATAGATCCTATAGCAGCAAAATTATTACTCCTTCTTTCCTTACCAAGATAAGGTTCGACCATTGCATTTTTATAAAATCCATGAATAAATTGAAATTTACCATCATCATCTCTAACTATTCCCTCATTATAATACCACGGAAAGTCATCCGCCATTAATACAGTTTGAAATTGTTTAAAATGATAGTCAGGTAAAAAATTATCAATTACTTTAACGTTCTCCATAACTAAACTCCTTTTGAGCACATTCATCTAGTGCTTGCATTACTTCCGGAGTGAAATAATCTTCAGGATTTTCGTAAACATTCTTAGAATAAACTTTCTTCTCTCCGATCTCATATCGGTTTCCAACTTTTTTAAATACTCCGTATTTTTCTCCAAGTGAGAGTAATCCGTAATAGGGGTCCAACCCTCTTTCATCATAGTATAGGCGGATTTCCACCTGCTTATTTTCTTTACTTAGACGCGACTTTGCTGTCTTAGCTTTGATAATGTTTCCAACGACTTGCGTTCCATCCTTCTCCTTTTTCTTTCCGAGATAAATGATTGTACTCGCTGCGTATTTGAGTCCACTGCCTCCACCCATTTCTTTCGTTGGAACATAAGCTCCGATGACATCATATGTATGATTTGTGACAATGAGTGGGACATTCGCTTGACCTAATTTAAGTGTTAACATTCTGAACGCACCCTTGACCAGTTGGGATTTAGTCATATCCCGAACTTGTTTATCATCAAGTGCGTCTCTAATCTCTTTCTCGGTAGAAAGCATTCCCAAGGAGTCTAACACAAACATACAAGGTTTGCGTTCCTCAATGGGCATTTGCAGATATTTATCAATTGCCTTTAATGCTTTGGTACGGAACTCCTCAATGGTTACTACATTGATAACCACAAACCTCTGCGTATCAATATTACGACTCTCTAAAAGTGACCGAGTAATGCTACTCTCAGTATCAAAATAGAGTACATAAGCATCGGGGTTATTATCCAGAAAGTTCTTGGCAACGGCGAGAGCGAAAAAAGTTTTTCCAGTACTAGACTCTCCAGCAATGGCAGTAATCTTATTAGAAGAGACACCCCCAAATATAGAACCGCTAACAAGCCCGTTAAAAATGAAACTCCCGGTATCGACATAATTCTCTGTCTCATCGATATCAGCAGCGAGTTGTGTGTATTCATCTCCAATCTCTTTTACTATGTCCTTAAGAAAATCCATACTTTAATACTCTACTAAACAAATCAGCTGAAGTCTCTTCAGTGAGAATCTCCATATTAACAGAATACCTATACTTTTGTAAAGTACAAGGTTGCGGTGAATGAACTAAATCTGCAGGAAAAATTACTAGTTCATTATTCTTTGGTAGATAATCAACCACCTCCCCATCCAATCCTATAAATGATATCCCATCATTAAATACCTGCAAATAATATACTGCATTTATAGTAGATGAAATATCATGATTGTGCCACCAACCATTCAGTCTTGTTCCTCTATCAACATTATTTCCTCGGTAAACCCAACAAGTTTTTGAATTAGACTTAGATAATTTAAATTCACCAAACATCTCTCGACTAGTTTTCAAAAATTTATTATATAATTTAGAGAAAACCTGAGGATCTGATATGACAGGAACATTCATATTTAAAGGTTTACCTTGCCAAGGAAAATGATCTTCATAATTGTTATCAATTACTTTTTTTAATCTACGCTTTTCTATAAAATTAGGCTTATAAAAATGAGGAATGGTTACAAGAGGAAAACGAGTTACCATTAAATACTAATCCCTTTTTGTTCCCGTAAAATTCTTTTATATGGACCGTCTGGATTTTCATCTCTTACCTGTTTAACTTCTTTTAATAAATGATACAATCTAGCATCACCACCTAAAGCAAGTGCTTTAACTATTGTATCCAAATCTTGATCGTTAATAGGTAAGTCCATTTAGGTAAAAAACATTTCTAGGTTTACAGTTTTCTCCACCTTCCAACCAATCGCATCTAAAATAATTTTAAGTGGTTCTAAAAAGGCTTTATTAAATTGGAGATCGTAATCGATATACTTATTAAGACCAATCTCATGCGGAAAATCCTGAATAAACGAAATGATATTCTCATGAATAACATTAGGTTTTTTCAGGTAACAGAACTTGATCTTCTCTCCATTCTGAATAAGCGAGTACTTATTATCCAACTTATGTTTTTTAACATAGTGGTTGTATAACAATGCACCCCGTATATGTATAGGAGTTCCTTTTGCATATATCGTAGAATGTGCTTGATACTTGACAACATCCGATGCAGAACGTGGAAATGAAATCTGTTCTGGTGGGAGAGATTTAAATTTCTTACGTGATTCCTCAATAAAATCTATTACATCATCTTCTGTTCCATTCATCATCAACTTAAGGGCATCCTTAATCATTGCCCTACATGGTGCAGGTGTAGAAGATTTAACTGCTTCTATACCCATCATCTTTAACTTAGGTTCTTCATACCTAACACCCTCACTATCCCATACATTTAAAATATACCTTTTCTTCGCAGTCCATATACCTCTATCAGCAATATTCTCTCGCTTCATTTGCATTTTTTGGTCATAGGCGTTGACATACCCGGCCAATTCTTCGTAAGAACTTTCAATATAAGGCTCGAATTCATCTTCACACACCTTGTTAAGGAACCTAACAACGCCCTCATTAGTTTTCTCTCTCCCCTTGTATACAGCCTCAACCAAAGGACCCAAGTTAAGATAGATAGAATCGGTATCAGAAGCAATAACATAATCTATATCCTCAGTTTTCAATATTTTATTAAGATGTTTATTCATCTTATTCTCTATCCATCGAATAGAGACTTGTCCAGACAAAGTAATTGCCTCTGCATTAGCTAACTTATAATAGCGGAAGTACTGATTGCCGATAGCACCATAAGCAGAATTAAGAGATATCTTCTTCGCCATTTGGATGTTGTTGCATCTTGCAATTTCCTTTTCCAATGCCTTACTGGGGGTCTTCTCATACTCCTGTTTTGCTGCTAACATCCTCTTCTTAAAGACCACTCTATCACCATACATCTTTTCCATCAACTCTGGAAGAAATCCACGCACATCCTTTCTATACTGTGCTCCATTAGCACACGTTGCATAATCCTCTGTTATATCAATCTCTTGGTTTAAAAACCTCTCAACGCTTGCGCCGGGACATCTAGCCTCCCGGAGGGTCTCCGGCGAGATGTTGTATTGCATGATAAGATGAGGGTAGAGGCTATTAAGGTCAAAACTAACAACCCAATCATATTTCCCTGGAATTGGTTCCTTGACATATGCACCTGCGTATTTCTCCGATTTTGTAGATCTATTCTTTGGTGGAATAACAATATTCCGTTTCTTGAGATAATTATATATGATATTATCCCACATGCGAACCTGATAGAACACATCGTTATAATTAACCTTAGCATCATATGCCATAGTTAATGCAAGTTCGATGAGTTTCATCTTGTCTTCCAAACGGTCAACAAGTTCCACGTCCACTATATTATACTCAATGAACTTCTGCCAACCCTTTGTGTAGAAATCCTTAAAAGTATCGAACTCACTGTGATCTAATTTCTTCTGACCAAGTTCTACCTCTGCAATATAATCTAATCGAT